TCAGCTGCTCCCGTCCTGGAGCGGCCCGGCCAGGGCCAGGTGCTGGCCCAGCGCTCGCGCGAGCAGGTCCGGCGGCGTGAGCGTGCCCGGGATCTGCGGCCAGTGCGCCCAGCGGACCGGCTCGCCGCCCAGCACCTCGGGCCCCGGCGCCTGGAGGGTATGGCCAGCGGTGAGCAGGACGAGCACGGGGTCCAGCCGCTCCCACTCCGCACCGGTGTCGGGCTCCACCGGCAGCAGCCAGACCGTCAGGCCTTCGGTCCGGTCGTGGAGGACGGGGCCGAGTGCCTGCGCGGCCGCCGTCGCCAGCAGCGCTCGCAGCACCGCCAGGCCCAACTCCTCGGGCATCCGCAGGGCGTGCCAGCGGACCCCGCACGGCAGCGGTGCCATGTAGGCCCGGTCCTGCTCCCACCGGATCACCGTGTCGTAGCGGGCGGACGAGCGGTCCGCGCCGGCCAGCCAGATCTCGGGCGGCATGACGGCCCATCGGGCCACCTGCTCTTCGGGGGTCATCTGGTCACCTCCGCAGCCTGCGCGTGCTCGGGGCAGGCCACAACCGCCCAACCGAGCCGGGCCCTCCCCGATCGCGTGTAGTACTGGCCAGCAGGGGACAACTCCACACCGCGGCGCCCGCAATCGATGCAGGCCTTCCCAGTCAGTTGATCGCCCGTGGGCGTTCGTCCATACGCGGCGATTCGCACCACGCCCTTTTTCAACGTCACTGCCATGACTCAATGCTCCGGCGCGCCCACCACCGCGGACAGGATGTGCAACGCGCCATGTCGAGTACTCGATTCACACCCCGTGTGAACTCAAGGCGAGTAGAGTCCGACGGACCGCCAAGTCCCTTGTGAGGTGCTCCAATGGGGCCAAACACGCAGCTCGACGTACTCCTCGAAGAGGCCGGCTGGTCCCACGCCGGCTTCGCCGCCCGAGTGAACCAAGCCAGCGCCAGCACCGGCAAGCAGACGCGCTATGACCACACCGCCGTCACCCGCTGGCTTCGCGGACAACGTCCACGCGGCGCCGCGCCCGACCTGATCTGCGACATCCTCAGCCACCGGTTGGGTAGGCCGATCAGCCTGGACGACATCGGCATGGGGCAGCCAGGCGCCATGCCGCAGCCGACTGCGCTCGGCGCGTTCGTGGACCGCGCCGCTGCCCTGTGGCGCTCCGACCAGCAGCAGCGCGTAGAGCACGCCACAGCGCCCGCCATAGTGGGTACCGCTGCCATCGTGCCGGTTTGGGAGTGGGAGAACCCGCCCGACGACGCAGACGTATCCCACGCCGGAACCCGCCGAGTCGGCCAGTCCGACCTCGCGATGCTCCGCACAGCCCGCAGCCGCTACGAGCAGATGTACCGAGCCTCAGGGGGAGTGGCCACCGGCGGCCGTGTCGTCGGATTCCTTGCCGACCACACGGCGCCGCTGGTGCGTGGGACGTACTCGGATGCGGTCGGCCGCGACCTCCTGCGGGCGACCGGCGGATTGGTCGCCGTGGCTGGCATCTGCGCCTACGACTCGGACCACCAGGGCCTCGCGCAGCGCTACTTCCACCACGCACTGCGCCTGGCGAAGGCGTCCGGGGACCGGGCATTTGGCGGCTACGTCGTCGCCCTGCTCACGAACCAGGCGCTATTCCTCAAGGACTACCGGCAGGCCGTGGCCTTCGCCGAGGCTGGCGTTCGCAGCGCAGGCGACCGGATCAGCCCGGCGCTGGCCACCGACCTGCACGCCATGCAGGCCAAGGCCTTCGCGAGGATGGGCGACATCCCTGGAGCGCATCGGGCCATGGCCCGCGCCGAGGCCGCCGCAGCCACCATCCGCCCCGAGGAAGAGCCGCCAGAGACCGGCTACGTGCAGCCCGGGCTCGTCGAAGCGCAACTCGCCGAGGCGCTGATCAGTCTCGGCGACTGGACCCCGGCCCGTAGCTACGCCGAGGAGGCCGTACGCGTCCAGGCCCACGCACGTGGCCAGGTCCACCGCATGGCCACCCTGACGACAGTCGACCTCGGCCGCAACGAGGTCGAGCAGGCCGCGGGCAACGCGATTGCCGCGCTCAATCTGGCCGTCGGCATGGAGTCCCAGCGGCTACGCGACCGCTTCGTGGCGCTGCGCCGACAACTCGGCGCGCAGCGCACTGCGGCGGCCCGGGACGCGGTCGAGCGGATCGACGCGTCCCTCGCGGTGCCGCTGTAGCTGACTAGGCTGACCCCGTCTATACAGGCCAGGAATGGAGAAGCGCGTGTCGGTGTGGAAGAACCTCGGCGAGCACACCGTCTACGAGAACCGTTGGCTGAAGGTGAACCTCGCCGACGTCGAGCTCCCCGATGGTCGGCACCTCGACCACTACCTCCTGCGACAGCGCCCCGTAGCACTGGCCACTGCGGTCAACGAGCGCGGCGAGGCGCTGCTGCTCTGGCGGCACCGCTTCATCACCGACAGCTGGGGCTGGGAGCTCGCGGCCGGCGTGGTCGAGGATGGCGAGGAGCTGGAGGAAGCGGCCGCGCGCGAAATGCTGGAGGAGACCGGCTGGCGCCCGGGCCCCCTGAAGCACCTACTAACCGTGGAGCCCTCGAACGGCCTGGCCGACGGGCGCCACCACGTCTACTGGTCGGAGCGGGCAGAGTACGTCGGCCACCCAGAGGACGACTTCGAGTCCGAACGGCGCGAGTGGGTGCCGCTGGCCAGCGTGCCTGAGCTGATCGCCAAGGGCGAGATCCGAAGCGCCAACGCAGTCGCCGCGCTGCTGCTACTCCATCGCATGCGCACCGCCTGAGCAGGGCCCCTAGGTCACTCGAACGTGTGCGCGATACTGGTCGTGTGTCCCAGCAGCCCCACCAGCACCCTGACGACGCCGTGCGCGCTGACCCGGCCGAGATGGCCGGCCCCGGCAGGACGCCTATGCGGGATGCCTGGCAGATCGTGATCCTGCACATCGAGGGCCGCTGGCAACCAGGCCTGCTCACCCAATGGCGCCGCCTGCCCAGCGGCTGGGTCTGCCTCGTCCGCTGGCGCAAAGACCCGGACCCGGCCAGCGGATGGGGCTGGGTCCGCTGGGACCCGGCCACCATCCAGCCGCTCACCGCCGCGGGCCTGGAGGCCGCCGGCCTCGGCGAGCCGTAGACGCGACGAAGCGCCCCGCCCGGCCGGAGCCGGGCGGGGCGCTTGGGTGTCAGGTGTTGCTCTTCGGCGCGGTGCCGATGTGGACTTCAACGCGGTCGAGCGCGTCGCGCAGGCTGCTGCCGCTGTTGGGCCGCATCTCATGCTCCACGGCGGCCAGGCGGTCCTCGATCGCGCCGAGCCGTACCATCACCCCGGGGTGGGCCGGGACGCCAGGTCGGGCGTCGGTGCCTTGCCAGTCATCGACCACCTCGCCGACGCGGCGGCCGAGTAGCCGCAGGCCGCGGGTGCCCCGCCAGACCAGGGCGAGCACACCCGCCAGCGCGACGACGGCGCCCGCCCAGACGACGAGCAGGTCCACGCTGCCGACCCCGGTGGAGTCGGTCACGCGCCGCTGCCCGGGTCGGTCACCGCCGGGGGAACGGTCGGGACCGAGACGGCGGCCGGCGCCGCCGGAGCGGCCGGGTCCGGCGCCGGCCGCGGCGAGTGCGGGGCGGCCCAGCCCGCCAGCAGCACCGCCAGCGGCGGCCCCATCAGCGTGATGATGGACTGCGCCCACTGCGGCAGCGGGGCGAGGAGCGCACTGTTTTCCGCGCCGGAGTTGAGCCCGGTGATGATGAGGCCGAGGACCAGCGCGGCAGCGCTGGACCAGCGCACCTTGGTCTCGATGGGGGCGTTGGCCATGGTTGTTCTCCGATCGGTGGCGTGAGCGTGGGGCGGGCAGCTGGCCAACCTCCAGGAGGAGCTGGCCGGCTGCTGCTGGGGTTGGGTGACTGCCGGTCAGCTGACGGGGCGCTCCCAGGACGCGCGCCACGTCTGCGGCCCGACCACGCCGTCCACGGTCAGCGGCCAGCCGTGGGCGGTGGAGTCCTCCTGGAACTGGCGGCAGATGGTGGCGGACTGTCCGCCGTACCAGCCGTCGACGGTGATCGGCCAGCCGCGGTCGGCCATGCGCTGCTGCCAGCGCCGCACGTTGTCGTCGTGGAGCATCGGCTGCTCGACCTCGAGGAGCTCGCCCGGGAACGGCGGCGCGGTCAGGTGCGGCGCAGGGGCCGGCTGCGGTGCGGGGGCTGGGCTCGGCGAGCCGCCGCCCGGACGCGGTGCGCCGGCGTGGACCCAGGCGTACAGCTCGTCACCGGGACAGTCGGTCGAGTAGCCGTCGCGGTGGCCGAGGATCTCGCCGCCGGCGCCGTTGGCCTGGAGGTACTCGATCGCGTCCCGGAGCCCGGACTTGAGCGCGTCGGTCAGGGGCTCGTTGGTGCCCTGGATCGCGCACACGGCGTAGTGCGCGAGGTTGAGCGGCTGGTTGCCGTTGGCCCCGCTCTCCTTGCCGGCGCCGCGGCCCTCGAAGACCACCGAGTGCCCACAAACGACCAGGTTGTACGCAATGTCGATCCAGTGCTGAACCGGGTCCGACAGGTGCTCCTGCTGGATCGCGCGGACCTCGGCGGCGCACTGGGCGTGGTCGGCCGGGGTCTGGTAGGGGCCGCCGATCCAGTGGACCTTGACGCCGCGCGCGGTCGGCATGTCGGACAGCTGCGCCTTCGGGGGCTGGGCGCCCCACTGGTCGCGAGTGACGAACTGCATGGTTCCTCCGGTCAGTTCAAGGTGACGGTCTCGGCGGTGGCCGAGGTGACGGTGAAGCCGGCGTAGTGCCGCAGGACGCAGGTGTCGCCGGTGGCCGCCAGGGCGCGGGCGATGTCGGCAGGGGTGCGGATCCCGCCGGTGTACTGGCTGGTGCTGTAGGGCCAGCCGGGGAGGTCGTCCTCGCTGGTGAGGGCGTACACCTGCCACTGCCCGGGGGTGGCGGCACTGGTGCGGGCCAGGGCCAGGAGCCACAACTCGCCCCACGCGGTGGGCTGTCCGGCCTGGGAGGGCCCGGCCTGTCCGGCACGTGCGGCGAGGTACTCGGCGGCGGCGAGCTGGTCGAGGTAGTTGGTCAGCGTGACCTGATCGGCGGCGACCACGGTGGTGACGGTGCGCACGGTGCTCCCGAGGGGTCAGGGGATAGAGCGGATCAGCTGCGGCTGCGCGGCCACACTGCCGCTGCCGGAAGTGAGCTGGGCCTGGACGCTGAGCTGGTACTGGGCGCCGAGGGCGACGCCGGGCAGCAGGCCGGTGTTGTCGAACGTCGTACCGGCGGCCACGGTCGGGCCCCACTGCACGCCGCCGATCAGCACGCGCACGTTGCCGGCGGCCCCGCCGGTGGCGATGGTGGCCAGGACCAGGCGCAGGCCGGGGTGCCAGGCCAGGTTCGAGCAGGAGGCGACGGTGGTCCAGGCCGCGGCCGAGGTGGCCGGCCACGCGCTGGTATTGGTCGGTAGCGGCGGCATGAGGGCGTCCGCTGCTGACAGGTCCGGGGCGCGGGCACGCAGCTCGGCGATGTCGCGTTGCAGTCGGGCCACGGTTGCGGCCAGGTCGGCTGGTGTGGCGGGGAGTTGGTCCAGGCGTCGGGTCACGTCACTGCACACCCTCCAGCAGGATCGGCTGCACCTGGTCGGCGCCGGCGTCGAGGGACCAGGCGTAGGCGCGGGCGACGGTCTCGGCCCCGTCCGGGTGGCGGGGGGAACTGGTGACGCGCAGCCGGACCGAGTCGCCGAGCGCCCAGGACTGGCCGAGGCGGGGCGAGGCCGAGGCGGCTGCGCTGATGGTCCAGGCGCGGCTGCCGGTGGCCATGAGCGCGAGCGCGGCGGCGGCGTGGGCCTCCAGCGAGGCCTGGTCGGTAATGGCCGCGGCGGGTTGGAATCGGGTCTCCCACAGTGGCCAGCCGGAGGAGAGTTGGGCGGTGGCCAGGTGGGTGGTGGAGCTGGCGCGGCCGGCGGCGGTCTGCGCACCGCGGGCGATCACGCTCGTGGCGCCCTTGTCCCTTTCGAACGACTCGGTCAGGGTGTAGGCGGTCACGCAGCCCGGCATGTCGAACACCGCCTCGGGGTTGGTGGATTGGACGCCGATCGCGGGTTTGATTCGCAGGACCAGCTGGACGGCGGTCTGGGCGGCGTTGGCCCAGACGGTGTCGATGGTCCACTCGGGGGCGCCATCCATGGCGGCGATCTCTTGGAGACAGGACAGGATGCTCTTGTCGTCGGTGTCGGCCACGGTGTAGTTGCCGAGGGTGCCGCAGGCGGTGGTGTCCAGGGTGATCGCGGGGCCCTGGGTGAGGATCGGGGTCGCGAGCTGCTGCACGATCGTGGCCAGGTCGGTGCTGGTGGCCGAGTAGCTGCCGGGGTAGCGGCGGTCCAGGTAGCACTCGGGGGTGACTGCGGCCAGGTCGAGTGTGGGGGCGCTGCCGCCAGCGCGCGGCAGCGGGATCCCGGACCAGACGATCTGGCCGGTCGCGGTGTCGACCCCCACGGTCAGAGTCCGTCCCGGGTCGGTCGCGGCCTCCCACGCGGCCGGCGCCCCGGCCAGGGCGAGGCCGAACGCGGTGCTGGTGGAGGCGCCCAGGCGGCGCTGCAGCGGCTGGGTCGGGGTGAGGGCGCGCAGTTCCTCGGCGATGGCGCCGGTCTGCAGGCTGCAGCCGTACCAGGCCAGGGTGACGGGTTGCTGCGTCATGTGCCCTCGTAGGCGAACGACAGGTGGATCTCGGCTCCGGAGGCCCAGCTGTTGATGGCGCTGCCGGGCGGCCAGTAGCTGATGTCCGAGTTCTTGAGGGCGAAGACGTTCGCCGTGCTGGAGCCGCTCGTGATGATCGAGCGGGCAGCTTTCCACGGGTTGCCTGCGTCGATGATGTAGCCGTCGCCGACCGCGCTGATCGTTGAGGCGGAGGCGGCCACTGGCAGGCTGACGCTGATGTTGCCGCCGCCGATGGTGGAGCTGGCGCCCCATAGGAGGGAGACCTGGGCCATGACGGTACGTCCGATCCGGGTCCATCGGCCGGCGGCGGTGGCCGCGCCCAGGGCGGACAGGCCGCTCCAGGTCGGGGTGTAGGCGGACCAGTCGCCCTGTGCGGTCCAGGCGCTCCCGGTCCAGTACTCCACTACGCCGCGGGTCGTGTTGTAGCGGGCCTGCCCGACGTAAAGGCCGGCCGCGGCAAGGTCGGCCGTGCTCGACACCGGCAGGATCCCGCCCGGCGCGACTGTGTAGGGCCGGGCAGCGTTGTTGACGGAGGCCGCGCCGCCGCCGGACGGCGGAACGTTGACGGTGGCTAGCGCAACGCCGTACTGGCCGGCGGGGATGGACGGCGCGCTCGGGCTGCCGGACGGGGTGCCGGCCAGGTAGACGATGTCCGCCTTGCGCAGGCCGGTGCCGTCCAGGTCCTGGTCCCACACGCGCAGGTACACCAGGTCGATGCGGGTGTAGGTGCCGTCGGCGGCGTTGATGCTGCCGGTCCAGGCGGTGTCGATCTCCGCGTGGTAGACCCCTTCGCCGGCCGCGCTGGAGACGATGGCGTTGCCGGTGGTGACGGTCAGGGTGGTGCCGGCGATGCTGACCGTCAGGTCGGGCCCGGGCCGGGTGCCTTGGCGGCCGCCGCGGCTGGTGCCGTCCGACATCGCGGTGAGCGCGCCGGCGACCCGCATCGTGTGCGCGTCGTAGGACAGCGTGCTCGTCCACAGCGGGGACCTGGCCAAGTGGAGCCTCCTACATCCAGGCGGAGCGCCAGGAGGCGCTCAGCGTCGCGGGTGCGCTGCCGGAGGCCGCGCGGAACAGCAGGGTCGCGGTCGAGCCGGCGGCGATCTCGGGCCAGGGCCCGGACAGGTAGCGGCGGCGGCTGGCGGTGCCGTTGAGCACGGCGGTGTGGGCGTCGCAGTCGAGCACCAGCGTGTCGCCGGCGCCCAGCTGGTCGCCGTAGGCGAGCTGTGTGACGGCGCCGCCGGCCGCCTGCACGGTGATCACGGGCTGGACGACCGGCCCGGTGATGGTCAGCACAGGCCGGGTGGCCATGCTCCCGGCGTTGGCCGCGGTGATGCTGCCGGACACGGTCGTGGACGACATCGTCAGCGGCAGCGTGAGGGGCAGCACCAGGCCGCCGGTGGTGGACGGCAGCCCGGTGGAGCCCTGCTGCAGCGTGGTCGAGTAGCGGCGCGGGTCCGGGGCCGTGACCAGCACGCTGTAGGTGGCCGTGCGGTCCGTGATCCGCTCCAGCAGCAGCTTGCCGGACCGCCGCGCCGTGCACTGCTTCGGGATCGTCTCGCGGACCGTCAGGACGACGTCGGAGACCCCGACAGCGGCCCGCAGCTGCTCCATCGCGGCCTCCAGCGTGGCCTGGTCGAGCGCCACGATGGTGCCGGTCAGGGTGAGCACCCGGGCCGTCAGGTAGGTCGGGCCCGCCCAACTGCCGTGGTCGGCCTGCCGCTCCGCGTACTGCATCGTGCGGGTGTCCGGGCTGTCCCAGCCGTCCAGGCCGGTCAGGACCCAGGCCACGCCGGCCGCGTCGACCACCCCGAGGCTGACCGGCGCGACGCCGGCGGCCTGCGGGGTGAGGTCGACGCGGATCGGCCCGACCGCGGACCCGGGTGTGTACACCAACGCGCACCTCCCCTTCTCAGCTGACGAACTGGAGGTGCCTCACCAGGTCGGCGCGCTGCTCGGCGTCGCTCTGCTGGGCGCCGTGCAGGTGCACGTTGGTGGTGCGCTGGTCGTAGCTCGGGCCGGCCGAGGCCGGGGCCAGAGCCGTCATCGCCCGAGCGGGGACGAGCTGGTAGCCGAACTGTCCGGCGACCTGGCCCAGCAGCGCGGTGGAGCGCTGCCGCTTGGACGGGGACAGCGGGATGTACGCTTCCGGACCCGCCTCGGCCCACAGGATCGGCCGGGACGCGACCATGGCCTGACGGCCTGACAGACCGTCGGCGGCCGTCGTGATCCCGCCCGCAGCCATCGCCCGGCTGTAGATCCCGCCGTCCGCGTTCGGCAGGGGCTTGTTCCCGTAGGGCCCGGTGCCTCCGGTGATCGTGAAATCGTTGATCGTTTTCACGTGGATCGTCTTGTCGGTCAGGGCGTTGATCTGGTCCTGGATCTGCTGCAGGGAGTGCAGCGGGTCCCCGGTCGGCACGGTCACCTTGACCCGGCCGTCCGGCAGGGTCTCGGTGGTGTAGCCGACCGCGTGCAGCGCATCCAGCGCGCCCTGGGTGAGCGCCGCGACCGTGACCGTGTGCGCTCCCGGCAGCGCCTGCACGGTGCGCCCCACCGTGTCCAGGTCGGCGATGGCCTGCCTGGTCTGCGCCGTGACGTCCACCTGCTTGCCGGGCACCTCCTTGGCGATCAGCGCGTCCAGCGCCGCGGCCGCCTTGTCGGTCGGGGCCGTGATCTCCATCTGCCGGCCGCCCGGCAGCGAAGTCACCTCGATCCCGACCTGCCGCAGCTGCTTCACCGCGTCGTCCGTCAGCGCCGACACCTTGATCGTGGCGCCCGGCGGCAGGTGGCCGGCCAGGCCCTGCACGTACAGCAGTTGCGCCTGGGTCTCCCCGAGGCCCTTGACGCCGAGGGTGATCGCCAGATTCGACGGAATGAACCCCATCTGCGCGGCCAGGTTCTTGGCCTGGTCGGCAGTCAGGCCGAACTGCTGCGCCGCGGTGACGGCCTGCTGCCACGCCTGCTGCATCGGCGCCTCGGCCGCCTTGAGTGCGGTCGGCAGGTCGGCGCCGTTGGCGGTCGCCAGGTCGTAGGTGGCCTGCGCCGCGCCGGCCACCGCCGAGTTCAGGTCCTGCAGCTTGTTCCACAGCTGCTGACCGTTCTCCGAGGTCGTGTTCAGCGAGCCGTCGACCTGCAGCAGCGCCGCCCCGTACCCCCGGGCGTGGTCGACGCTGTCCTTGTAGGTGGCCGCCAGGTCGAGCGCGGACTGGTTGGCCTTGGCGGTCGCGGCCTGGACGTCCAGCTCGCCGCCGGACAGCAGGGTCAGCGCGTCGTGCAGCGAGCGGGCCCGGGTGTCGGCATCGGCGGTGGTGTCGGACAGCGTCCCGATGATCTTCTTGAGCCTGCCCGCCGGGTCGGTCGCGTTGCCCGCCGCGGCACCGGATCCGGCGATGGCGGCCGCCAGGTCCTTCTGCTTGGCGATCGCCGCCGGCGCCTCCCCAGTCAGGGAGTTGATCGCGTCCGCAGCCTTGAGGATCGCCTTGCCCTGCTGGTCGTAGGTGTAGAACACATTGCCGTCGCTGTCAAAGTTGTAGACGGTCTTGTAGCCCTCCGCGGCCGCCATCAGGCGATCGTGGAGCGCCGTCAGGGAGTCGCCCTGGCCGAGGTAGGCATCGGTGAGCTGCAGGGTGGAGACGCCGGCGCGCTGCATCACGTCCAGCAACTGCGTCTTGCCGTCCTTGAGCTTGGCGTCGGCCAGGGTCTGCACCGTGGCCGACCTCACCGACGCGTCAATCTGCCCGTTGGACTGCTGCAGCGCCTGGGCGAGCGAGGAGATCCGCTGCCGGTGCGCCTCGGTCGCGGCCGCGGCCTCCTGCTGGTGCTGGGCCAGCATGTCCAGGCCGATCATGGCCGCGCCGATCGCGATGCCCCACGGTCCGCCCAGCAGGCTGACGACCCCGCTGAGCGCGCCCTTGAGCCCCGCCTTGGCGCCGACGCCGGCCGCCGTGGCGACACCGGCCAGGTTGCCGCGGAAGCCCGCGAGCTTGCCGCCGCCCTCCTCCACCGCCGCACTGGTCGTGCGGAAGCTAGTGGCCATCTCGCCGATGACCGGCACCCGCGCCTCGACCGCGGCGAAACCGGACCCCCACTTGCCCAGGGACACGCCGGCCTGCTCGGCCAGGATGGACTGCAGCTGCATCGAACCGCGCACCTCGTTGAAGGTGGCGGTGGCGGAGCGGCCGTAGCCGGTGACGGTGTCCTGCAGGGCCTGGATCTGCGGCCGAAACGGGCGCATGGCGATCATGCCGAGGATGGACAGCTGGATCGGCCCGGGCAGCCCGGCGAACGCGTGCCCGAGGTCGCCGACGATTGCGGCCAGTGGCCGCAGCTCGCTGGACAGGCCCCCGAACAGGCTGAAGCCCACTTGCAGACGGCCCGTCAGCACGCTGACCGCGCCTGCCCCGGAGGAGACGGAGGTGACCACGGACTGCAGGCCGCCGACCAGCGGGACGACCGCGGACCCGGCGTTGTGGACGACGGTCTCCAGCGCGTGGAACCCGGACACGGCCACCGGGATGGAGTCCTGGCCGATGGTCAGCAGCGCCCGGCCGACCGGCGCGGCGAACCGCCCGGCCGCGGTGGCGATCCGGTTCGTGTCCTGGGCCAGGATCCGCTCGACCGTGGGGCCGTAGATGGTCCACAGGTCGGTGGCGTCCTTGATGCCGCGCTGCACGTGCGGGATCGCCGCCGACACGCCGGACGACATCCAGCGGGTGATGCCCTCCAGGGTCGGCGCCAGGCCGAGGTACACCTGCAGGAACGCGCTGGAGATCTCCTTGCCGAGGGAGCGCATCGCGCCGCCCAGGCCCTTGGATTCGGCGGAGGCCAGCGCGGCCGCGCCGCCAGCCCGCCCGACCTGCACGCCGAACTGCTGGAACGCCTCGCCGCCTTGGTGAGCCAGTGCGGTCATCGCGCTGAGCGCTGGCTTGCCGAACGCCATCGCGGCGGCCGCGGTGAACTGCTGCTCGCTCAGGTGCTCCTGGGCGGTGTGCAGCTGCGTGATGACGTACTCAAGGCCCTTGAACCGGCCCTGGCTGTCGAAGGCCTCGATGCCGAGTTCGTGCAGGCCCTCCCTGGCCTGCTTGGTGGGCTTGGCCATGTTGACCAGGGCGCTGCGCAGGCTGGTGCCGGCGGTGTCGCCGATGATGCCGGACTTGCCGAGCAGGCCGACCGCGGTGGCGACGTCCTGCAGCGGAATGCTGAGACTGTGGGCGGTGGGCCCGACGTACTTCATCGCGTAGTACAGGTCCATCAACTCGCCGGAGGTGCTGTTCACCGTGTTGGCGAGGATGTCCGCGACGCGGGTGGAGTCGGTGGCCTTGAGGTTGAACTCGTCCAGGATGTCGCCCTGGATCTTCGCGGCGGTGGCGACATCGGTGCGGGCGGCGGCCGCGAGCTGGATCGTGCCCCGTGCCGCGGTGACCGCGTCCTGCGCGGACAAGCCCGCCTTGGCCAGCTCGACCATCGCGTCGGCAGCCTCGGCGGCGGTCGCGGTCGGCAGCTTCAGGTCCGCACCCAGCGCCTGGGCCTGCGCACCCGCGACCGCCATCTGGGCACCGGAGGCGCGGGTGACTTCCTGGTACTTCTGCAGGGCGTCGTTGTACTCGTTGCCCTGGTGGACGATGTCGTGCAGGCCCAGCAGCAGCGCGCCGCCGGCCAGCAGGGTGCCCAGGTGGGTGGTCATCTCCAGGGCGCCCTCGGCGCCGTGCTCGACGGCGGCCATGCCGTCACGGCCTGCCGTGCCGATCCGGCCGAACGCGGCCGCGCCGGCGTCCACTTCGGTGCTGGCCGCGCGTACCGCCCGCCCGGTCTTGGCGGCCTGCGCCTCGGCCTCGGCCGCGCCGGCCGCACCGCCGCGCGCACCGGTACCCAGGCCCACCATCGCCGCTTCGGCGCCCCCGGCCTCCTTGGCCATCGCACGGGTGCCGCGCCCGGCGGCTGCGGTGGCGTCGCCGAGAACGGTGGCCTTCTTGGCGGCGCCGACCATCTCGGGGCCGAACTGGGCGGTGTCCGCGACGACGCGGACCAGGACCGTGCGATCCGTCATCTGCAGGGCCTCCCTTCACGGTCGGGCCCGGCCGGGCGCGGATCAGTGGGTGCCGGGTGTGCTCCCCGGGGAGTTGGCGATCACGTCGGCGGCCAGCACGCTCGGCACCGGCTCGGCGTACTGCAGCTGGACGGCCAGGGCGGCAGACCATGCGGCGGCGAGCTGGCCGTCCGACAGCTCGGACCACCAGGCGTCGAACTCCTGCGCGCTGTCGGGCCGCGGGGAGAGCAGTTGGGCGTGGACCAGGGCCGGGGCGAAGGTGTCGGGGTCGAACGCGGGCTCGCCCTGGTTGGCCTTGGCGGCCCGCTCCAGCTGCTCGCGGGTGGGCGGGTGCTCGCGGCGCAGATCCCGGTAGGCGGTGTGCGGGACCGCCTGCAGGACCAGGTCGACGCGCGAGGCCTGGGCGCGCTGCTCGGCGGCCTGGAGGAGCTCGGCGATCGCGCGGGCGGTGCCGGCGCCGGTGGCTTGGTCGTGCAGCACCGCCCGCTCCAGCAGAGTGGCGAGCGTCTCGGTCTCGGCGGCGGCCTCGGCGTCCAGGACCAGCGGCACGGTGCGGCGCGGCCGCGAGATCCGCTCGCGCATCTGGGCGAACGTCAGCGGCTTGGCGGCGGGGCTCAGTGGCTTTGCGGCGGGGCGGGGCATGGTGTTCCTCGGATGATCAGGCCAGTGCGTCCTGCACGGCGGCGTTGATGCCGGCCTCGACATCGGGCTCGGCGGCGTCCAGCGCGGGTCCCAGGTGCGGGATCGGCGCGTTCTTGCTGGTCCCGTACTCCACGATGTTGCCCAGCGCGCCCTGCGGGCGGCCCTTGTCGGGGCCGATCTCGGCCGTGACGCCGGCCGCGGTGGCGGTGATGTCGTAGGTGATCGAGGCCGGGTAGCGGGGCAGGTAGCGATGCCCGCGGATGCGGGATCGGGCGTCGTCGCGCACGGTGCGGGCGGTGCGCTCCACCGCGGTGCGCACGTTGCGTTGCAGGGCATTGGGGGCGCGCTGCAGCGCGGTGACGACCTCGGTCAGACCGGTGACGATCAGACTCAACTCGCGGCTCCCTTGCGGTAGATGTGCACCTGAAGGCCGGCCGTGCTGGCGCCCTGTTCCTGGAGGGCGGTGACGCGGCGGTGGCCCGCCGCGCAGGCGTGGCAGCGCACCACCTCGGCGTCGTAGGCGTACTCACCCGCCGGGTCCGTGGTGTCGGTGCTGGGGTGGCCGCAGTCGCGGCACGCCCTCGCCTCCACCTCCAGCAGCGCCAGCGCCCACCACCGGTCCTCTGGCAGCCACAGCGGCTCACCCGGGCCTGGCATAGGCCGGCCCAGCAGGATCGAGCGGGGAACCCCCCAGGCGCGGGCGGCCTCCAGCTCCCTGCGGTACGGCAGCCCCGGGTCCTGCAGGCGCGAGCTCAGAAAGGGATCGGGCTGGGCTCCTCGTTCACGAGCAGCGCGGCGCCGAACAACTGCTCGGCAGTGCCGGTGTTGACCGATTCCAGCAGCAGGACCACCTGCTCGGCGGTCAGGCGCGGCTCGGCCGCGCAGGCCTCGACCAGCGCGGGCAGGAACGTGGCCGCGTCGTACCGTTCGTTGCTGCCGGCCGGGGCCGGGTGGCAGGCCAGCAGCGCCGAGTAGGCGGTGTGGCCGATCGCGACCAGCCGGACGTGGACGGTGGCGGCCGCCACCCGGGCCCGGACCACCTGGAGGTCTGCGGCCAGGGCGGCGCCCGGGTGCACGTCGCCCAACGAGGTGGCCTGCCAGCCGGCCGCCTGCTCCAGCTGCAGCTGCAGGTCGGCCGCGTCCTGGGCGGCCTGGCCGTCCAGGCAGACCGGCACGGTGAGCTCGCGCGGCGTGGCCCGGGCCAGCAGTTCGGTGATGTCGGGCATCAGGCCACGATCGCGTGCGTCGCCGGGTCCGAGGTGACGGTCAGACCCACCATTACCTTGAGGATCTCGTTCGCGGTGGGCGCGATGTTCTGCGGTTCCTTGCAGGCCACCGGGTAGACCTCCACCCGGTCACCGGCGGCGAACGCGGTGGCGAACGCGGTGCCGCGGCGAACCACCAAGAACCCGGTCACCCCGTAGCCCAGGGTGGTGTACGGCTGGTCCTCGGTCGGGGTGGAGCCGCGCTTGAACGTGATCTCCGCCTGGTAGCTCTTGCGGCCGGGGACCGCGGTGTCGAACGTCGACCCGAGCGAGGACGTGTTGACGTCCGCCGTGGTCGGGTCCGTCTTCAGGCCGTCCGGGGTGAGCCGGGTCGTCCAGTCGTTGCCCGCGTTGAGCTCGGCGGCGGTCGGCGCGGTGATGCTCGCGACGCTCGACACCCAGGCGACCTTGATGTTGCCGTCGCTGATCAGGTCAGACATGTTCGAACCTCCTTCAGGGGGTGGGGGTCAGAGCCGGAACGCGGCGATGGTCACGGTCGTGACGGCCGAGTACGCGACGGACGCCTGCTGGTTGATGTCCGCGTGCAGGGCGGCGTCCAAAGGGCCGATCATCTGCTCACCGGAGGCGGCGACGGTCACGATGCGGTCGGGCACCGTCAGGCCCTTGTAGGCGTTGTTCTGGGTGGTCACCGTGACGGTGATGCTGGACGCGCCCCCGTTCTTGACGTGCAGGAACGTGTTCGGGGCGGACAGGCTGACCTTGTCGCCGCCAGCCGAAGCAGCGCCGTAGGCGGGGCTGATGCCCGAGGCCTTGATGGTCAGGATGGGGAGCAGGGCCATGGGGGCTCTCCTTACTGGGGCATGGACCGCAGCCGCCATCGGGCCACGGCGTAGAACACGGGCGGGGTCACGTCGTCGTCGCGGCGCACGGGCTGGCCGTCCAGGGCCTGCGGGCGCCAACTGGTGCGGCCCGTCACCTGCAAGGGTGCGGACAGCGCCTGTTGGCAGCGGTCCATGACGTTCAGGGCCTGCTCGGCGGTCGCGCCGACGGCGGTGGCCTGCAGGACCCCGACGAAGCGGGTGCGGTCGTCCGCGAGGCTGGCCGGCGCCGGGGTGCCCGGATCCGGGTACAGGACGACGTACGGGGGTGCAACACCCTGCGGGGCGCCGCCGAGATAGACGGTCAACTGGGCGGTGGTCAGGACGGCGGTGACCGCGTCGACATGGGGCAGGACGGCCGGGGTGCTCACGTGGTGTCCTCGATCGTGATCCGCCACGCGGTGGCCGTGGACCCGAAGTCGACAGCCATCACGGCCATGACCTGGCCGACCAGCCGCCCGTCACCGGAGGCCGTGACGGTGACCAGGTCCCCGACCCGCAACTCGGCGGCGGGGACCGCGGCGAACGGCAGCGCCAGCTCGTAGCGCGCCGCGACCGTCAACCGCTCGCCGGCCTGCCTATCGCGAGGCAGCCGCTCGGCCTTGACCCGGCACGCGCCGGAGTAGAGCACCGTTGCGGTGCCGGGGGTGAGGTGGCTGGTGGTGCGGTCCAGCGTGGCCGGCCCGGGGCGGGTGATGGTGCAGGCGTCGACCATCAGCTGCTGGTGCGCCAGGCGTCCCGCCGCGAGGACCTGGTCGAGTGAGCTGCTCACGTCGGCCTCACCGAGGCCAGGTTGACCCGGTATGAGGCCAGCTCTTCCTTGTGGGCGTCGGTGAGTTGGGCATTGCCGATGGTCTCCGAGGCGAACGTGCGGCTGTAGTCGTCGATCGCCTCCTGCCGCAGGTTCTGCGGGTTGGTCAGGTTCATCGACGCCAGGTCCAGCACGACGTCCATCACGTCGTCGGGGACGGTCGCGTACCCGTGGCTGTAGGTGAGCTGGACTCTGGGTGCCCAGATGCCGAGGTTGCGGCGGGGCCAGCCCATGAGCCGGCCCGGGGCGTACCAGGGGTAGCCGCGGGTCAGTTCGTCGCCGTTGCGGATGTAGTCGCGCTGCTCGACCAGGGTGAGCTGGACGCCGCCGAGGTCGGCCAACTCGACCACGCCGAGCGGGTTGTTGGCGTCGACCACCAGGGGCCGGTCCGGGACCCGCAGGATCCGGTCCCCGCCGTCGACAACGATCGTCTCCTGCTGCACGAACGTGAACGTCTGCCGGGTCCACTTGCGCACCCGTGCGGAGGCCCGGCGGATCGCCAGTGCGGCCTGTGCGGCGTCCACCGGCCGCTGCATCGCGGTCTGCAGGTCCGCCACCTGGGCCAGAGGCGGCCCGGTCTGCGGCGGGGTGCTCACTCGACTACGGGGCCGGCCAGCTGCTGCAGCCGGTTGACCAGGGTGGCGCGGGCGCCGTCGCGGGCCTGCTCGACCTCCAGCGCATGCCGGGCCCGGGCCGGGTCCTCGCCGACCCAGGACAGCACGGTGTCGATCGTGCCGGCGATGTCCAGGCCGCTCGGGTCCACCGGCTCGGCCGGCGGCTGGCCGTCGCCGCCCTCCGGGTCCGGCTCGGAGGCCGTCTCGGGCTCGGGGTCGTGTTCCAGGATCTCGACCTCCGCGCCAGTGGTGGCCAGGTGACGGGCCAGCTCGCCCTCGTGCTCGGTGTCGGCGGCGAGCTCGTGCATGCCGTAGTTCCACCAGAAGCGGTGAGACTTCAGGAGTCGAATACGCATGGCTGACCCCCGATCAGGCGTGTTCGAGGACGACGGCGCGCTTGAACACCGCGTTGTCGCCGGACAGGGCGTCGGAGGGGACACCGAAGTCCCCGACGTAGGACCAGGCGGTCGACAGCACCTGCTGCAGGCGGTCCTGCGGCGGGCGCACGATCCGGGCGACCTGGACGGCGGGCGCCACGTCGATCATCTCGATCAGCGGCACGTCCTCCACGCCGGTGCCGGCCAGCAGGGACGCGGTGCCCTCGAACGGCGCGGCGACCAGGCAGTCGGCGCCCATGACGATCGGGCGGTGCACCGTCAGCGCCCCGGCGGACCCGCCCAGCACGGTCGGCGACTCCATGTTGCGCACCCAGTCGATGCCGCCGAAGCGCCCGATGGACAGGTCCCGGTAGATCGGGGAGTCGACCCGGCCCTGCAACGCCTGCTTGAAATCCGCGTCGCTGAACAACTGGGCCTCGGTGGTCGCGTCGACGTGAGCGACGTAGTAGCCGCCCTCGGTCGGCACGTTCATGGACCGGAGGCGGGCGACCGCCGAGCGGAACATGGCGAAGGTGGCGGTGTTGGAGCTCGTGAGGTCGTAGGCGGTGTTCGCACCGGTCGCGCGCACCGACACCGGGGCGGTGGAGGCGATGACGGCGGCGCCGACAGCGACGGTCGCCGCGGTGCCGAGCGTCAGCACGTTGGTGGTGGTGTTGACGCCGGTCACCGTGTTGGCGACGCCGGCGATCGTGATGCTCAGCGGGGTCGCGCCGGACACCGGGATCTGCACACCGTTGGACAGCACCGTTCCGAACCCGGCCGCGTTCTGCACGGTCAGGCTGGTGCTGGACGACGAGCTGACGGTCGCCCAGGTCCGGCCGCCCGCATAGGCGGTGTAGAGGCGGCCGCGGACCAGCTGGTTGATGGACTGCCCGGCGTTGACACCGAGGGTCTTGGCGTCCTGGAGCCACTTGGACGCCAGCGACATGCTGGAGGTCAGCATGTTGGTGTCGATCGCGTTGCCGTACTGGTCCATGCTCACGGACCACTGCTCGACGCCGTACGTGCCGGTCGACGCGTCGTTGCCGGTGATCGCGGTCGGGACCGGGGCCATCAGGCCGGTGCGGGTGAACGTCTTGGTGTCGCCCAGGCCGCCGGCCCAGGCCTCGGCGGTGGCGGTGGCCGCGTACAGGAACTGCGGGACCAGCGAGTCCTGGAACGTGCGGTCCAGCAGGCCGTTCTGCATGATGGCCTGCAAGCTCGCCGGGAGCGCCCAGCGCACGTTGTGGCGGGCGAGGTCGAACCACGGCGCGCGCGCCGGGCCTTGGGTGGTCGTCATGTGCTCTCCTGGGTGATCTCCACGGACACGAGGTCCGGGTGCTGCGCGGCCACCTGGTCGAGGCCGAGCAGGGCGGTCTGGGTGATGGCGCTGACCGCGGCGCAGACGCGGCCGCCCCGCTCGTGTTCCTCGTGGCCGGTCACCTCGATGGAGGTGCGGCCGGCGCCCAGGCGGGCGCGCACGTGGATCACAGTCGGATGCCGTACTTGGCGAGCTCGGCGGCGAAGGCGGTGCGGTCGGCGGTGCGGAAGTCGGCGGTCGGTGCCGGGGGGCGGGCGCCCTGGCCGGCGTCCGGGCGAGGGCCGGCCGGGGTGGTGGCGGGCTTGGCCAGGTGGGGCTTGGCCTGCAGCAAGGCGGCGAGGTCGGTGGCGATGCGGGCTGCGTCGATCTCGCCGGTGCTGGAGGTGTACTGGGTCAGGTCGAGCAGGGCGGTCGCGTCGCTCGGGTCCGCGAACGAGGTGGCGGCCATCGCCTTGACCTCGGCGCGCACCGCGCGGGCGGTGGCGGCCGCGGCCTGCTTGGCGGCGGTGTCGGCGGCGGCCTGAGCCTTCTCCAGGTCGGTGCGCTTCTCGTCCTCGAACGCGGCCACCTTGGCGGCCAGGTCGTCGGCGCGCTGCTTCTCGGCGGCGGCCTCGGCCTTGGCCGCGGCCCGCTCGGCCTTGACGCGCTCCAGGGCGCGCTTGCCGGCGTCGCCCAGGGCGGCCTCGTCGTCCGCGCCGGAGTCCGTACCGGTCGGCGTCGGCGGTGCGGGCGGGGTGGGGTCGTCGTGGCGGTGCAGGTCGAACCAGATGCTGGTCCTCATGGCGGTCTCCCGATGCGGGTTGGGCCCGCCCGGCGTTGAGCACGGGTCAGGCAGCGAGGTAGCCGAACTGGCGCAGCAGGCGGACCTGCTGGGCGCGGTCGGAGGTGAGCCGGTAGATCTCCGCGGGCATCAGGCGCGGGGCCTGCAGCGTGAACCGGGGCAGGCCGGCGGCGAGCTCGGCGCGGGAGTGGGCGTACCGGATGCCGGTACGCGCCTCCTCCAGCGTGCGGGCCCGCTTGTAGTAGGTGCCGAAGCGGCTGGTGCCCTCCAGGGTCGCGGCCAGGCGCGCCCCGAAGGCGTCCACGGTCGTCATGCCGCGGCGGGCGTTGACGACTTGGAAGATGTCGGCGCCGTCCCGGATCGCTTGCGCGTCCCCGGCACCGAACCTGCGGTCCTGCTCGGCCGCGCTGAGCCGGTCGAACACGGCGCGGGGGTCCTGCGGGCTGCCGGGGCGCGCCCGGGTGGCGGGCACGCCGTAGCACTGGCAGTTCTTGTGGCGTTGGAAGTCCGCCGACCAGCGGTACCAGCGGCCGGCCAGGATGATGCACCGGGCGCACGCGCCCGAGCGGACCTGCCGGATGTAGCCGGTCACCGTCCGGTTGGCGGTCATGGCGACCTGGGCGGCGGCCGAGCCGGCATCGGTGACCTCGCTGGTGACGATCCGGCGCAGGTCGACCAGACCGCCCAGCAGCGACTGCTGCAGCGTCATCCCGCCGCCCAGCAGGGTCTTGGTGCGGATCACCGGCAGGTAGAGCAGCGAGTCCAGCGCCCGGCCGTCGGTGGCGACGCCGGCCAGCGCCGAGGGCACCACCCTGCTCGCGCCGGGCAGGTAGTCCGGGGCCTCGCCGTCGGCGCTGACCACGGCGTCCACGTACGGCTGCCCGCTGCTCGCGGCCTGGAGCTGGCCGGCCGTCAGCGCGCGGACCAGGGCCGGCCCGATGCCGCCCAGCCACGCCGCGGACAGGTCGTCCGCGGCGGCGCCCAGCGCGGCCCACAACCGGTCCGTGGTCGAGGTGGCCTGGACGACGGCGCGGCGCTGGCTCGCGCCGTAGGCGGCGACCAGGTCCGTCAGCGTCTGGGTGTCAGCCATCGATGCCGGCTGACGGGCCGCCGGTCACTGCCGCCCGGGCGGCGGGCGAGCCCGGCAGCGTGCCGCCGGGGGCCCCGGAGAGCGCGTCCAGGTCCGCCGCGGTGAGCCGGGTCAACGCCGCCTCCTCCATCGCCTGCATGCGGGCGATCTGCGCGGCCGAGTAGCCCAGGTCCTCCCAGCCCTGCTCGCGCGGGATGATCCCGGCCACCACCAACTTCGTGACGGCGTCGGCCTTCTGTGCGTAGGTGGGGGTCGCGGCGTCCCGCCACAGGGTCTCCATCCGGTGGGCCTCCGGCGGCACTTCGCCGTCACGGATCAGCAGCGCAAGCCGCATGGCCTGCTCCCAGTCGCCGCCGAGGGCGCGCTGGCGGCGTTCGGCCCGCTTGATCAGCCGGGCTTCGGCCGCGCGGATCGCGTCCGCCGAGGGCGGGCTGTCGCTGGCCAGGCCGAGCATGGTCGGTGGCAGTCCGGACATCGCCGACACCATCCGCGCGAGCGCGTTCAGCGTGTCGTGGAAGTTCGTCAGGTTCGCCTCGGGGAACTGCCCGAACGTCACCTTCTCGTTTCGGCTGGCCCAGACCCGGCCGGCGATCCGGGACAGCGCGCTGACGACGCGGCCCTGCGGGTCCTTGAAGTCGTCGTCGGCCATCCCGGTCGCCCAGCGTCTGGGCATCGCGTGGAACTCTGCGCCGACCATCATGTCGGTGGCGATCTTGCAGGCCGCGTCCGACAGCGACACCACCGACGTCAGCTCGGAGCGGCCCGAGCGGTCCGCCAGGCGGGACCGGTTCACCAACGGCACCACCGGCACGACACCGAGCCTGTGCTCGTCCTGGTCGCTCTGCTCCCACACCGCGGCCGCGCTGGTGCGCCGGTAGGACACCGTGGCGTCCGGCAGGTACACGGTGGCGTGGAACTCGGACGAGCCGTCCGGCTGCACCTCCTCCCAACGCTTTAGCGCTGCCAGCACCTTGCGGGTACGCGGGTCACGCTCGGCGAAGACCTGCAGCGCGCTCTCGGCCGTCACCACCGGCGGATCGATCCGCGAGTCGCCGGCGCCCACGATCACGAACGCCCGCGACATCGCCAGCGCGTCCACGTGCGCGAGCTGCGAATCCTCGTCCAGGTCGTTGGGCTGCCAGATGTTCTCCCACAGGTCCCGGTCCGCGCGCTCCGCGCCGCCGAGCCGGAACCCCTCGATGTCGAGACGCTCGTCCAGGGCGTCAACCACCAGCTGCGGCCAGCACACCACGACCTGCCGCAGCCGGTCGTCCATCTCCATCAGCAGCTCGGGCGCCATGTACGAGAGCGGCTGGCGGCCCTCGTAGTAGGCGTCCCACAGCTGCAGCTGTGTCATCTGCCGGTCGTGGGCCTGGGCGAGGCGCTGCAGCCACCCCGCGGCGTCCAGGTCGGACAGAGCCATCAGCGCATCACCACCACACTGGAGTCGGGTTCGGTTCGGGCCAGGCCTGCCGCGATCGCATCGCCGGCCGCCTCATGGGCGAGGATCGAGATCACGGCGGCGTCGATCTTCTGTGTGTGTGAGGCCTTGCGGAGCAGGTAGCGGCCGCCCGGGCGGGCGGCCCTGCGGGCATTGCCGACGTGCACCGAGGTGATCGGGCACCCGTCGTGCCGCAACGTGGTGTCGGCCTTGGTCGCGTCGGTCAGCAGCCGCTCGGCGGCCGCGTGCATCTGGGTGGCCCGGTAGGTCGCCCACCGGACCACCCGCTCGCCGTACCGATCCGCCCACGCGTCGACTTCGCTCTCCCAGTAGGGCGGGTCGCAGTACACCCGCACCACGTCGTAGCGGCGCATCAGCTCGTCCAGCGCAGCGGCTACTTCGAGGCGCGGGACCTGGCCGCCCCACTCGGCCGGGTTCCAGATCGTCGGCAGCTGGAGCGAGCTGTAGACCGGCGTGAACTGGTAGCCGTCCAGGGTCTCGGCCCGGAAGCCGGTCCAGTCGTCCAGGTCCGAGCCGTCGAAGCCGAGGACGATCCGGGTCCCGTCCGGGACGGTGCGCGGCTCGGCGAGCAGGTCCCAGCGGGCCCGCTCCAGCCACGTCCCAGTGCCGGCGGTGATCCGGTTGCCGAAGAACCGTTCGGCCTGGGCCACGTCGGTTTCGGCGAGCTCAGCGGCCTCGGCCTCGATCGCGGCCAGGTCGACCCAGCCGCCGGGGCGCTTCGCTGAGTCGCCGTACACCGCGCGGTGGATGCGCTGCCGATCGCGCTTGAGCTTGTAGTCCAGGCGCGGGTCCGCCAGCGTGTGGTCCCGGTAGATGTCGCGCACCCGCGACTCGGCGGTTCGCTGCGCGACGCTGTCCTCGGACGGGTCCCAGGCGTTGGTGGTCTCGACCGAGCGGCCGCCCATGCCGGCCAGGCCGCGGCGCTGGGTCTCCGCGACCGCGACCATGCCCGACTGCACCGTCCACAGGCCGGTTTCGTCCTGGACCACGAACGTGACGCGCTGGCCGAGCCGGGTCCGCGCGCGGGAGGTGACCGGGTCGATCCGGCCGCCGCCCGGCAGGTTGACTCTGGTGTCGCCGGTGTCTGGGATCAGGTCCGCCAGCGGGCCCAGCTCGATCATCGGCTGTAGCGCGGCGTAGACGTTGGCGGTCTGGTCCTCGGAGTTGGCGGCGATCTGGATCAGCGGGGTCGGCCACGGCCGGCCAACCGGCTCCCCGTTCGCGTCCCAGCCGTCGAACAGCACGGGCCCGACGGCCTCCGCGCAGATCAGCGCTGCGCTGAACGGTCCCTTGCCCCACTTCTGGGGCCTGACCAACTGCGACCGCCGGTAGGCGAACGCCGGTGCCCGCTGGCCCGGTTGGGCGCCCGGGCGAAGCCGGTAGTGGTGCGCGAGGAAGCGCCACATCTCGTCCGTGAGCCGGTACGGCTCACCCGCCCGGTCCCCATCCGGGACGACGCACAGCTCCTCGATCCACTCCCCGACCAGCCAGCCCAGCGTGGGGAACTCGCCCGCGTAGTCAGGTCCCCTCCACGGCATCGGTACCGACCACCCTCAGCCGCTGACGCGGAGTCCGCGCGGCGGCCGGCGCCCGCTGCTGGCGCTGCTCGGCGACCTCATCGTCCGCCACCTCCCAGCGCAGCCGCAGCATCGCCAGCGGGTTCAGGCCGAGCCGGTCAGCGAGTTGCCTGGCTTCCTTGGCCGCGTCCAGGTCGCCCTGCTCGGCCCGCACCTTCCACCGCACGTATTGGGCGACCTCGCGGTCCCAGCGCAGCCGCTCCCAGGCCACCGCCTGTGGCGTAGCCCACAGCTGAGCCCACAACTCGGACTCCACCCGTGCAGCCGACTCCAACTGTGCCGTCAGGATGTTGACCTCGGTCACCGCCGCATCGTGCTTCTTCTGGGCTGCGGTCCGGGCCCGGCCGGTCAGGTCGGGCTCCAGCAACTGCAGCTCCAGCTCGTCCGCCAGCCGCTGCGCGGCGTCGCGCCGCTCGCTGCTCGCAATGTCGGGCAGCAGCGGCCACGCCGGCGGCGGCCCGGGCCGGCCGGCAGCGGGAAGCCGGGTCGAGCTCGCAGCCACGTTGCGCCGGCGCCGCTCAGCAGCAGGCTTGGGCGCCGGTCCCATCCCGGCCACGCTGACCACCTCCCTTACCTGTTGGGCGCATCATGGGGCGATGGAGAGGCGTGAGATCAAGCAGAGCGTGGCGGGGCTTCTGGCGATCGTGCTGGACGACAGCCTCACCGAGGCCGACTTCCTTCAGCAGTTCGGCCTGGTGACCACCGACCTGCTGGCAGTCTCAACTCCGCGCAGCGCGTCGGCGCAAGCAGCAGTTCGCGCGGCGGTACGCGAACTCGAACCGCAGCTCACGACCTTGACGGCAGCGCTCTGCGAGGCCTTCAGGCACCTGGCGAACGAGCACGACCTGGGAACTGAAGCGTCCTCGCGAGAGGTGCTGCAGGCCCTCGCGCTCGACTGGTCCAGCCAGAGCGGAGAGTAACCGCTGGGGGCACTGGTCGCGTGGCTTCGGACTCCCAGACCCGTACACAAGGCGAGCCACCTCCCCGGCGGTCCAAAAACGATCACCCCAGGGGGTCCCTCCCCTGGGTCCTGCTCACACCGAGTGACCGGCGGGAGGTGTCCAGCCGAGGCTCGCCAGCAGCCGGGCAGCCGTCGGGCTCATCACCACCTCGGCGTGCTCCACGTTGATGTGCCTGACCTCGGTGATGAACGGCTCGATCACCACGCGCGGCAACGAGTTGGGCGCGAGGTCGAGCGAGACCGAGCGCAGGGCCCCTGACCAGTTGGTGCCGTCGATGTGCACCGTGTGGCGGGCGCCGTCGCTGCTGATGCTGAGCGAATGCTTCACGCGGCACCATCCTCGGCGGCCGGGGTCCAGCTCCAGACGCCTTCGCTGACCCAACGCACCTCGCCTGCAGCGCGGTGCTGCAGGCCGCGCGCGGTCAGGTCGTGGCCCTCCGCCACCGGGAGCGGACCGTCGTACGGCTGCGTGCCCAGGTGGATCATCAGCTCGCCCCTTCGACCGAGGTGGTGCTGCTCTCGATCAGCTCGGCGACCCGGAGCATGCCGGCGCGCTCGATCCAGCCGAGCCCGTCGGAGTAGGCCAGGCTCAGGCGCGTGCTGCCGTCGGCCTGCAGCACCTTCAGCAGCACCACGGCGGCTGCGGCGAGCTCACCGTCCGCGAGGTGCGCGGCGACGCCAAGGCCGTCGATGATGGGGCCGAGCGGCTGGTCCTGGTCGTCGTTCACTGGTGCCAGCCTCCGGGTTGGTGTTCGGCGGTCTCGCGGCTGTGGCAGGGGCGGCATATGCCGCGCATGCGCTCGGGGGCGTCCGGGTCGGGCACGCCCTGCTGCAGCAGCTGGCGGCGGCTGGCCGGCCAGTGGTCCGCGACGCGGGACGGCTCGGTGCGGCAGAGCACACAGATCGGGTCGCGCGCGATCACGGCGGCCCGGGCCTGCGTCCAGTCGGGTCCGCCGTAGCCGCGTTGGCGGGGGCTGCCGCGGCGCTGTTCGGCCTGGCGGCGGTGCTCGTCGCATCTGCCGCTGTCGGTGTACTCCGGGCAGCCGGGGGTGCTGCACACTGCGTACGCTCTGCGTCTGGCCACGGTGATCACCTCCTCGGTCACGATCCGGGCAACACGGCACAGTGGGCGGGCAGTGGCTGGGATGCTCGCGACCATGTTTGACGAGTCGACAGCCGAGCCCGAGTTCGTACCCACGTCCGCGCCCGGCGTGCTGGAGCCACCGAAGGCGCAGCCGCGGTGGCTGCTGCCCGCTGTTACCGGGTTGGCCGGTGTACTGCTGGGCGCTTGTAGTGCGCTGCTGTTGGCGCCGGGCGGGTCCGGTGGTCAGGCGGCGTCCGGGGGCGCGCCGTCATTCACCCTGAGCGGCACGCTCGCGGTGCCGGGCACCAGTGCGTACTCGGGGACGGGCACGTGCAGTACGTCGGGCGGCTACACGGACATCCGCGAGGGCACGTCAGTAACGGTCTACGACGCGGCCGGCGCGGTGGTGGCGAGTGGTTCGCTGGGTGCTGGGGCGGATTCGCCGAGCCGGAGCGGTTGCGTGTTCCCGCTTGCGGTGTCTGGTGTGCCGAGCGGCGCCAAGTTCTACCAAGTGGAGATCAGCCATCGCGGGAAGCTCACCGTGCCCGCTGATGAGGCCCGCAGCGGAGGGTTCGCTGCCACGCTCGGGTAGCGAGCGCTGGTCAGGTGCGCTCGGGCCAGTGCCAGGTGCCGCCGACGGGGGTGGGTTCGGTCCATCCGCAGCCGCAGTATCGGAACGGCTGACCGTGTGACTGGGCGTCGGGACAGCTCGGGTGACCGGGCTGGCCGTCACCGTTGTTGTAGGGCACCGCGCGGTTCAAGTGGATGCCGGTCGGGTTGAGTACCGCGAGGCCGACCTGGTTGGGGTGGTTGGGGTCGCTGGTCAGCTCGGTGATGATCGCGGCGCGGCACTCCTGGGTGTACTCGCCGCCGGGGGTTCCGTGGCTGACGTAGTGGACGATGCGTCCGATGCTGGGCTGCATGGCAGTCTCCGGGGAAGGGAGCGGCCCCGCCACGGGGGGTGGTGGCGGGGCCGCTGGTCTTATGCCGCCTCGGCGAGGCGGGGGCGGGCGATGGCTGCGTAGTGGGGTGTGATCTCGCAGCCGACGAAGTTGCGGCCCTCGGTGAGGGCAGCGACCCCGGTGGTGCCGGATCCGGCGAACGGGTCGAGGACGGTGCCGCCCTCGGGCACGATCCGAACGAGCTGGCGCATCACGTCCAGGGGCTTCTGGGTGATGTGCTGACGCTCGGTGCCGCGGGGCTGAGATGCGCTGTACAGGCCGGGCAGGTAGACGGGGTCGGCGCCGGGGTGCATGGGGCCGTTGCTGCCCCAGACGATGAACTCGCACTCTTGGCGCAACCGGCCGGGCTGCGGGCGGGCGATGGGCTTGTGCCACACCGCGATGCCGCGCAGTGTCCAGCCGCCGACCTGCAGGGCGTCGGTGGTGACGCTGAGCTGGCGCCAGTCGGTGAACACGAGGGCGGCGCCGCCGGGTCGGGTGGCGTGCAGGCACTTGGAGAGGATGACGCCGAGCCAGGCGACGTAGCCGCGCTGGTCGCGGGATTCGCCGGCGAAGTCGGCCAGGCCGTGTGCGGTGCCGTTGCCGTTGTGGCCGCTGACGTATTTGTCGCGACTGCTGCGGCCGGTGCGTTCGGTGGGGGTGCGGCCACCGCTGTTGTACGGCGGGTCTGCGATCACGGCGTCGATGGACGTCACAGGTAGCTGGTCGAGGATGGAGAGGGCGTCGCCCTCGTGAACGGTCCAGGTCACAGTGCTTCTCCCGTCAGTTGGCCTGATGGTTGGCCTGCTGGGTGAGGCGGGAGCCCTGAGTCTGGGGATGGCGAGAGCCCCGCGCCGTGGTGCTGGCTGCGGGGCTCTCGGGGAGGCATTGTGTCCGGGCACGCCGGACGTGGGGCCAGTGTGGATCACGAACTGGCTGATCGTCAAGCAACCCCGGTGCGAACGTGCTTGGTCAGCTGGGACACGCGGCTTGCGGACAGACCCGGGCGCGCGAGCGCCGTGGGGCCGAGCCCGCCAGCGGCGAAGCGCTGGACGAGGAGGTCGCGGGCGTCCTCGGCGGCGTCGGCCGCGGCCCGGCTAGCGGCCAGCCGGGTGCACGCCTGGTCGAGCACGGGCAGGGCGTCGGTGGTCAGCGGGCCGTCGCCACGGGCGGTCCACTGCGGTGCGAGCTCGGCGTGAGCGCGCTGCAGAAGCTCGTTCACTGCGCTGGACGGGTCGCCCGGGTTGGTGATCTCGCCGAGCCGGATCCGGGCCGGCTGCAACCCAGTGGTGACAGGGTCGTGCAGTTGCATGCCGCCGCCGTGCAGGGCGGTGTCGGCCGGGCCACGAGCGAAGAACTCGGCACCGATCGCGGCCTGGTAGACGTACAGCAGCAGGTCGCCGGGCTCGGCGGCGAGGACCAGGGCGCTCGCGTCCAGCGTCCAGCGGCCGAGTCCGGGCAGGCCGTGCAGTGTGGTGGAGGCGATGTCGCCAGGGCAGTACATAGTGCTCCATGGGTTGGCCAGTGCGCTGGATGGTGGGAGTCCAGCGCACTGGACGGTGGGGTTGGGTCAGGTGGCGCGGAGCTGCTCGAGCAGCGAGGTACCGGTCCAGGTGATCCCGCAGCCAGCGCACCGGACACGGAAGTCATCCACCGAGTTGGTGACGCTGAGCTGGCCGCCGCACTCGCAGACGAGCGGCAGATCCACCGCCTGTCCGTCGGCCGTGGTGGGGCTGGCGAGGAGCGGCTCAGCGCGGCGGCGGCAGGCCGCGGCGACGGCGCCGATCCACTCGATCTGGGTGTCCGTCAGGGGCTTGAACGGTCCGGCCGGGTCGGTGAGGCGGTCGGCGAGCCAGCTGGCTGCGGTGGCGCCGTCGCGGCCGGCCAGGTTGTAGCGCCAGCGGCGCGGGTCGGCCCGGTCGGTGAGCTCGGTCAGGGCGAGGCGGCGCGCAATGTCGTCGTGCGGGCTGGCGGACGGGATCTTGAAGGTGAACGGGGGCCGCTGAACGGCGCCGGCGATCTCGTCGGCCAGGCCGAGCAGCTCGTCCTGGATCTCGCTGATCGTGTCGAGCACGGTGACCGACAGCGGTGCGGGGTGCTCGCCGGGGGCCAGCGCGGTGCGCTCGGCGAGCTCGGCGGCGGTGGCGTACTGCTCGGCGGCCGCCTCGTCGGGGGTGAGCTGGCGCTGGTAGTCGGTCATGCGGCCGGCGGGTGGCCAGGTGGTGGTGCGGGCGGTGAGGGCGTCGCGGAGCTCGGGCCAGCTGACGGCGAGTTCGGTCAGGTCGGCGATGGCGCGGCCGCGGGGGCTGGGGCTGGGCAACGGTGGCTCCAGGTGCTGGTGGGTCAGGTGCTGAACGGTGCGGTGCACCGGGCTGCAGGGCGGCCGGTTGCGTTCCCAGAGCCGCAGCAGGGTGCTGCGTTCCTGTGGGGTGAGGTTGCGGGCGGCGCGCTGGATGAGGATGTTCAGGTGCTCGCGGTCGGTCGGGGTGAGGCTCACCGGTCGTCCTTGGGTGGGATGGCGAACAGGCCGGATTGGGCGGCGCGGTGCTCGCCCGTTGTCGGCGGCGGCTTGGCGGGCGGCTGGCGGCGGGTGAGCCAGGCGAGCAGGCGGGTCCAAGCGCGCATGGTGGTCTCCAGGTGGTTGGCCGGCCGCCGCGGGTGACGGCGGCCGGCGAGGTGGGTCAGTGGCAGATCAGGCAGCGGTGGTCAGCGGACGCGTTGTCGTGGCAGCGGTCGATGCAGCTGCGGCACCACGGGCTGTCGCCGTGTTGGGCACGGCCGTTCCAGCGGCGGTCGTTCGGGTCAAACGGACGCCGGCAGGCTCCGCACTGCGGCTGGCTGGGCGTGTCGGCGGCCGGGGGGCCGGGGTTGACGACGCGCAGCATCCGGTGACCGCAGCGGAGGGTTATCGAGGTGCCGGTGCCGCTGGGTGCGGTGCCGATGCGGACCTGGTCGTAGTTGGCGAGGCGGCCCAGCCAGGCCTGGACGAGCGGGAGATCGGCTGGGTGCAGGTTGGCCTGCCACGGGGTGTCGGTGGCGGCGTACGCGACGACCTGGGTCAGGTCGCCGTCGTTGGCGGCGAACGCGAACAGCGCGCCGGCCGCGCCCTGGAGTCGGATGCTGGTGCGCGGGTCGGATGCGTGCGCGGCCTCGGCGAACAGGAAAACCGCGTCGGTGGCAGGGAGGGTGGAACGCATCGGTCAGCCCTCCAGGGTGGCCGTCGCCACCCGCTCGACCGTGAAGCGGCCGCCGTTGCTGCAGCCGGCGTAGATCTGGCCTCGGCCGGCGTCCAGGTTCACTGCGACATCGATCTCGCTGGAGGTCAGGTACTGGCGCACGTCGGCGCAGACCTGCTCGGCGAGGTGATTGGCCGTCATGGCCCAGGTGGTGAGCGGGGGCGGCGGGGTGCTGCCGTCGCGGCCGCCTCGGCGGCCTACGCGCTCGTAGGTCACGCGGTACAGCACCTGCTCGGCGTCCGGGTCATCCAGGACCGCAGCGAGCTCCGGAAGGCTGGGGGTCTCCAGCAGGTCGGTGGCGGCGGGGCGGGCGGGGTCCGGGGTGATAGCGATCTGCCACGGCGTCCGGGCGGCGGTGTCGGTCATGCGAGGGGCTCCAGGGGGTGTGTGGCGGGCGATCAAGGTCGCGTGCGGGCGCGAGGCCGGGCGGGACCGGTTGCGGGCGCTGAGCGGCCTGCTGGTGGTCTAGAACGGGGGTTCGGTGCCCCAGCTGGTGTTCTGGGTGGTGTCGCTGGCCCAGGGGTCGTTCTGGGGCTGCTGGGGTCGCTGCTGCTGGGGCTGCTGACGCTGCTGCTGGCTGTTGCGGTCGGCCTTGGTGACGCGGGCGGTGGCGCCGGTGAGGGACGGACCGATCGAGCGGATCATCAGGGCGGCCTGCTGGTGCTTCTGGCCGTCCTTGTCCCAGGACTCGGTGCGGAGTTCGCCGGTGACGATGACCTCCATGCCCTTGGCGAGGGTCTCGGCCGCGTTCTCGGCGAGCTGCTTCCAGGCGGTGCCGCGGATCCAGAAGGTGTCTCCGTCGATCCAGTTGCCGTTGGGGTCCTGCTTGCGGCTGTTGAAGGCGAGTCGGATGGTGCAGACGGGGGCGCCGTTGGGGGTGATGCGGAGTTCGGGGTCGGCGACGAGTCGGGCGGTGCCGGTGAGGGTGGGCAGGGGCATCAGGTGGTCTCCCGGGTGAAGGTGCGGATGAGTTCGGGGCTGTTCTCGCCGTCGACGCGGTAGACGGCGATGTCGTCGGGCCATGCCCAGAAGGTGAGGGTTCGGCCGCGGATGATGCGGACCCAGATGGTGAGTTCGCCGGTGAGGCTGGTGGCTGGGCCGATGCGGGGTTCAGTGCGGCCGTGGGTCATGAGATGGCTCCGGTGGGCGAGTGGCCGGTGTGGTGGTCGGCGTCGATGGGGGTGTAGCCGGTCCAGGGCCACCAGCCGCTCCAGCCCTGGCGGATGAAGGTGGGCCACCCCCGTTCGTCGCGGCTGCCGCGCCAGGGCAGGACGCGGCGGGCGCGCTCGTCCTGCGCGGACCGCTCGTCTTCGACGGGGCGCAGGCCGAGGCCGAACTCCGGCCACCTGAGCCAGAGCGAGCTGCCGACCGGGCGGAGCGCGCGCGGGCCGAGCCCGTTGCCCTGCGGGGAGTGGGCTTCGAGGGAGAGCGCGCACCGGGCGGTGGCCCGGGCCTCGTCCAGGACGACGGTGACGCGGCGGGCGAGTTCCTCGCTGTTGGGGTCGCCGGCGTGCAGCCGGTAGACGGGGCCGACGATGAGCAGGTCCGGCATGACGGACTCGACGCGGCGCATCAGCCAGGAGCGGCCTTCGGGGCGGGTGAGGTCGATGCCCTCGGGGCGGATGTCGATGTGGAGCTGGCCGCGGCGGACGGGGGTGTGCTGGTTGGCGGCGATGTTCATCAGGGCGCGGTAGTGCCGGCGGGACTGGCGGCCGGAGTTCTCGCAGTCCAGGACGAGCACGCGGGCCGGGCCAACGGTGTTGGGTTCGTTGGGTTTGCTCGGGTGGCTGGAGAACGGGAGGACGCCGGCTGCGGCGGTGACGGCGAGCTGGCGCTGGAGGACGGACTTGCCGCCGCCTTCACCAGCGGTCCAGATGATGCGGTCGCCGTGCTCGAGGAGGCCGGGCAGGACCCAGTCGTAGTGCTCGTCGTCGACGGCCAGGAAGTCGTGGATGTCCTGGGCGGCGGTGTCGGCCTGGGCGTGGCCGGCGTCGCGGACGCGGCGTAGTTCGGCGACGGCGTGTTCGGCGAGCTCGGCGGCGTCGTCGTCCTGGTCGAGTTGCCAGGCGGCGGCGGTGATCTGCTGACCGGTGCGGATGAGGTCGCGGCGCTGGGCGAGGTCGCGGATGCGGTCGGCGAGCCAGCCGGTGTCGTAGACGTATTGGCCGACGGCGACGCAGGTGTGCAGGTAGGCGGGTCCGCCGACCTTGAACAGGTGGCCGGTGCGTTCCAGGGCGGCGGTGAGGCTGAGCGGGTCGATGGGGTGGCCGCTGTCGGCGAGGGCCAGCATGGTGCGCCAGATCGTTTCGTTGGCCGGCCGGTAGAAGGCGGCGGGGTTGAGGGCGAGGTCGCGCAGGATGCGGCGGCTGTCGGGGGTCAGGAGGGTGCGGCCGATGAGGCCTTGTTCGGTGGCGAGGTCGTGGGGCTGGGTGCGGGCCCAGGGCTCGGTGGGTGCGTCGTCGGGGACCAGGTCGTCCTCGGCGGGGGCGAGCTCGGCGGTGGTCATCAGAAGATCCCTCGCTCCTCGTAGGTCTGCTGGCGGGTCTGCGGGGTGATGGCTGGCTGGGTGTCGAGCTGGTCCTCGTAGCGGTCGCCGTTGAGCCAGGTGGTCGGGTAGGGGATGAACTTCGGGTCGGTGCCGGCGGCTCGCCAGAAGGCGGCGTGTCGGGGGACGGCGTCGGCGATGGCGGCCGGGTCGGCGCCTCGCTTGATCGCTTTGGCCCAGGCGGCCCGGGCGTAGCTCTTGCCGATCTTGCGGGGGTAGGCGGACCAGAAGGCGTCGAACAGCGGGTCGTCGGTGTGGTGTGGTGATGCGCGTGGGGGTGAAGAGTTATCTGTCTTTAGGGGATTGAGGGGTAGGGGTCCGGGTTTTCCGGACCCTTTCGGGGTCAAATCCGGACCCTTTCGGGGAGTTGGGTCCGGGTTCTGCGGACCCTTTCGGCCTGGAATGGGTCCTGGAGATCCGGACCCAAAGTCCTGATTGGGTCCGGGTTCTGCGGACCCAATCCCGAGATTGGGTCCTGGAGATCCGGACCCTTCCGAGCCGAATGGGTCCTGGAGATCCGGACCCAATCCGCCGGTAGCGTCCGGGATTTCGGGACCCTTTGCGTTGCTGTCGGCGGTAGTCAAGAGGGCGATCCGGTACACGGCGCGGCGGCCCCGGTGGCCGGCCTCGACCGTCTCCAGGACCCCCTTGGCCCGCAGTGCCTGAAGCACGGCATAGCGGCTGGAGCGGCCCGGGATCCGCATCCGGCGAACCGTGCGCGGGTCGTCCTCCACGCCCGGGTAGCAGGTCCGGGTTGCGTCGTTCGCGTCCTCCGCGAGCACGCCGAGCACCCACGCCTCGCGATGCGTGAGCGTCGCGGGCGCGTGGTCCATCACCTCGACGATCAGGCGGATTCCCACGTGCGGCAGTCCTTCGGGGTCGGTGCGGGTGGTGCCGGTGGCCGGCGGGGTTGGTCGCCGTCGGCCACCGGGGTCAGCAGTGCAGCTGTGCGGCGGGTTCACGCGGCATCGGTGCACTCCTGCGGGTGGGCTGCGGCGTAGGCGGTGATCACGTCGCGGGAGATCACTCCGGCGGTGCCGACCGGGAGGTTGTTCTCGCGGGCCCAGGCGCGTATGCGACTGCCCTGGGTCCGGTCGGGGCGTGGCGCCGTGCTGCTGGGGCGGCTGGTCGTGGCGGTGCCCTTGGCGGCGCGCAAGTCCTGCTCGGCTGCTGCCAGTTGGTCCTTGAGTCGTTGGACGCGGTCTGCGGCCGCGGTGATGGCGGCCTCCTGGCGCTGGGCCTGTTGGAGGTCGGCGAGCGCGGTGCGGGCCTGCTCGGCGAGGCGCTGCATGCGGGCGCTGGGGTGCTTCATGCCCCAGGCGATGAGTCCGGCGGCCGCTGCGCCCGGGCCGGTGGCGACCGGGGTGGTGCCGTTCACGGTGAACACCGTGCCGGCACTCGTGACGGCGGCCGCGATCTGGTCCTGCGTCAGGCCGGTGGCCTTGACGATGGTGGAGACGGTGTCGCCGTTGCGGTACATGGCGACCGCGTGGGCGGCGCTGCGGGTGTCCACGGTCGGTCCTCCCTTGCTGGGTGTGGTGCGCGGTGCTGGCAGGTGCGGGGTGTCGGGGGTCTGGCTGTCGATCAGGGCGCGCAGTGCGGCGATGGTCATCAGTCGGCTACTGCGCGGATGCTGTCGACCCAGGCCAGGGCGGTGTGGTCGAGCCGCTGGCGTGCCCGGGTGACCGCGACGTAGGCGAGGCGGGCCTCCTCGCGGCGCAGGATCACCAGGCCCGTGGCCGGGTCGGGCTTGGGCGGGCGGAAGTCGTCGTGGATCCGCACGGCCGGCCACTCGCGGCCCTTGGCCCGGTGCGCGGTCGAGACGGTCAGCTCGGCCACGCCCTCGGCCGCGAGGGCATCCGCCGCGCGGGCCAGCTCGTCGGCGCCGTAGTCGTCGATCAGCTTGACGAGCACCTTCAGCGAGCCGTCCTCCTCCTCGGCGTACTCGCGCACCGCGGACCAGCTGGGGAACGCCAGCAGCTCCGGGTGGTCGGTGGCGCGGCCCTGCTGGAGGTCGCGGGCGGCCCACGCGAGGCGCTTCAGCTCGCCCCCGCCGCCGACCAGCGACACCTTGCGCCCGGCCTTCAGCGCCTCCAGGACGATGCCGACCGCGCCGGAGTTGGTGCGGCACAGGATCGCGTCAGGGTGCTCGACCGGGCCGGTGGTGCTGTCGGCCTGGTCCCAGCCGGTCAGGCGCAGCGGCGTGCCGACAAGGAAGAGCCAGGCGTTGGCGGCATCGGCGATGGCCGGCCCGAAGCGGAACGACTGCGACAGGGTGCGGACTTCGGCGCCGAGCTGGCGCTCGAACTGGGCCAGGGCGTCCTTGGCGCCGCGCCACTCGTAGATCTGCTGGGCGGAGTCGCCGACCGCGATCCGCTGCGCGTGGTCCTGAGCGAGCAGCACCTTGGCCAGGACGTCGTTGGTGTCCTGGGCCTCGTCCAGCAGGACAACGTCCGCCGGGATGGTCGGCTCGGACAGGGCCCAGAGCTTCAGGTAGTGGTCGTGGGACAGCTTCAGTACGCCGTCGGCGGCGCGCAGGTCGGCCCAGGCCCGGCGGGCGACGGGCAGCACCAGTTCGACCAGGGCTGCACGCGCGTCTGGGGAGGTGAGCCCGTCGTAGCGCGGGATGTGACGGGCGCTCGGCTCGGGGTCGGCGCTGTGGCAGTACCGCTCGACCGCGTCCAGGGCGGCGCGCATGATGACCTTGCTGGTCATGGCCTTGACGTGGCCGAGGTCGGTGGGGATCCGCTGGATTCCGCCGGTCAGCTCGTCGATCCCGAGGGCCTGGGCGGCCTGCAGCGCAGTCTGGCGCGGCCGCTGGAGCCGGGGCAGGTGCTTGGGGTCGAACGCGAGCCCGTGCCCGGTCGACGCGGCCACGTTGGCCGGGAACGACTTCTTCGCGTCGGCCGCGATGCTGCGGTTGTAGGCGATGTAGGCCATCCGGCGGCGCGGGTCGGACTGGGCGATCAGGCGCAGGGTGGAGCTCTTGCCGCACCCGGCGCCTGCCTGGAGCACCATGTCGAGACCGTCGCCGTAGGTGTCAAGGGCGGCCTGCTGCTCAAGAGTGGGCTGGACCACGTGGGTTCACCTCCTTCAAGGGGTGGTGCGGGGCCGCGCAGAGGGGAGGCTGCGCGGCCCCGCGGCTCGGTGGCGGTCAGGCGGCGGACTGGGCGAGGCGCTGCAGCATCGCGTCGTAGGCGGCGCGCGGCTCGGGCTGCTGGGTGACCAGGTTCAGCGAGTCCAGCAGGGTGCCCGCCTCCTCCTTCGACAGGTCGTTCGCGCTGGGGATGCCGCGGCCGACGATCAGCGAGGTGGCGGACAGGCGCTCGTCCCGGTCGGTGACGCCGAGCTGGTTGAAGGCGAGGTGCATCATCCGCATCTGCGGGGCGGTCGCCCGGCCGGTCGGGGGCTGCACCGGTCCGGACACCTCGGCTGCCGCCGGGCCCGGGTCGAGCGGCGTACTCGGCGGTGCCGGGCTGGGGCCGGGCGCGGGCGCGTCGGGGACAGCGGCCGGCTTGGCTGCGGTGCCACGAGCCACGATCAGCTCGCCGAGCGTCGTCGCGGCGCCGGTCGCCGGGTCCAGCACTCCGGCCGCGAGCAGCTGCCGGCGGCGGGCCCGCTCGTGCAGCTCGCGCGCCTCCTGGTAGGTCAGCCCAGGCTTGACCAGCTCGTCCATGATGACCTTGACCGGGTCGACGCCCTGGCCGAGCTGCTCCAGGATCACTTCGGCCAACTGCTCGCCGGGGTGGTGGATCGTCATCCCCTCGAGGGGGCTGTAGCGCGTCTTCGTGATGGTGGCGGTGCCCTCCACCATGTCCAGGATCAGGCCGAGCTCGTACTCGGCCCCTTCGCGCTGGACCGCCTTGACGCCGACCTTCGTGACCTTCTTCCCCTCGATCACGTAGTCGCCCTTGGTGCGCATGGTGACGATCAGGTGACCGGAGAAGTTCAGCAGGGCATCCAGCATGTCCTGCTCGATCGGGTTGCCGGTGCGCCAGCCGCCGAAGGTGCCGCCCGCGCCCTTCTCCGAGCCGGCGCGCTCCACGATCTCCAGCAGGCCGCCACGGCCGTTCCAGAAGTGCGACCAGGAGTCGACGATCAGCACGGGCAGCTTGATGCGCTCGGCCTCGCGGACGACCTCGATCAGGCTGCGGGGGTCGTGGGTGTCCATCGGCAGGTGCAGGAACTCGTGGCCGCCGAGCTCGGGCCGGCCGGGGACCGGGGCGTAGGTGAGGGCGGAGCCGCGTTCGGTGTCGACGAGGCCGACCTGGCCGCCCTGGGCCAGGGCCTCGCCGACGACCAGCGCCGTCTTGGTCTTGCCGGAGCCCGCCGGGCCCTGGATTCCGATACGGGCGCGGGCTTGCTCGCGGCTGGCCGGCGCGAAGGTGATCGCGGTCATCGGGTGCCCCCCTTGGGCTTCGTGGTGGTGAGGTCGATCAGGAGCTGAATCGCGGCCGCGAGCCAGCGCAGGCCGGTGGCGAGGACCAGGCCGCAGGCGGCGCCGACCAGTACGGCGTAGAAGAGGATCACTGGGGCCTCCGGTGGCGGGCGGGCTGACGGGCGGTGAGCTCGGCAACGGCGGCCAGCTGCACCCACAGCCATGCGGCCGACAGCCAGAACGCGAGGCGCAGCCGGGACGGGCGGCGCAGGCGCGACGCGCGGGCGGCCCGGGCGGGCGCCGGGGTGCCACCGCGGCGGTCGTGGCGGACCTGCTCGCAGTACGCCTCGATCACCAGCGCGACGACCAGGGCGCAGAGGACTGCCATCCAGACCGCTCCCGTGCCGGTCACGACTCACCGTCCGGGTTGTAGTGGTCCAGCACCGTCAGCGGGACGACCCGGTAGGCCGTGACCACCTCGGAGTCGCCGTAGGTGGCGTACAGGGCCATGGCGGTGCTGGCGTCCGGGAATTCCTCGTACCAGGCGAGGGTGGGCCTAGTACGGCAGACGCTGCGGAAGTGCGCCTCGGCGTGGGCCCGCGCGTCCTCGGGGGTTGTGTAGGTGCCGAGCGGGAAGGCGGTGTGCTCGGCCCGCCACACCACCAGGCCGTCCGCGTCGTCGGCCGGCACCTGGGACGCGTGCCAGACGGTCGGGTTGAGCAGCTGCTCGTCCGCGAGGACCTGGACGATGCCGGCCGGGGTGGTCTGCTGGGTCAGCAGGGAGCGGACCAGGTCGGTGGCGCGGGTGATGACCTCGCGCGGGGTGGCGCTCACGCGGCCACCGCCGGCAGCAGCTCGGGGTACTCGCTGAGCGGGGCATAGATGGCGATTTCTACCACCACGTCGCGCCACGTCGTCAGAACGTGCTGCGCAACGAGCGTCTGGTCGTCGCCGCTGGACCAGAACGTCATCGGCGGGGTGGGCGAGGCGTTGAGCGTCTCGGCCCAGGCGGCGAGGACGTCCCGAGCCGTGGGCTCCATCGCCGCAGCGGGAGTCACGCGGTGCAGGGCGCCCCGCAGGTTCCCCTTCCTGTGGAGCGTCCAGTTGAGCATGGGCAGCTGGGGGTGCTCGGTGATCAGCTGGGCCAGCGCGATGGCCGGACCGGACTGCGGGTGGTTCTGGCGGGTAGGCTTCATGATCGGCCTGCCTTTCTTCCTCTGGGTGGTGTGGTGGGCCCGGGCCGTCCCGGGTTAGGCGCCAAGGGACGGCCCACCCCACCGGGGGTGGTTAAGCGGAGCGGCGACGGCCGCGAGGCGCGCGCCCGGGCTTCAGGTCGAGCAACGTGGCCGGCACCGACGGGGCGTCGATCAGAGTCGACGCGGGAGCCGGACGGACCTCGAAGAGGGCGCGGATCTCTGCGGCGTGCTCCCGCGAGAACCGGACGTGACGTCCGTACTCGATGCGCGGCAGTTGGGCCTTGTGCTTCTCGATCCACGACTGCGGGATGTTGAGCACCGCGGCGAGGCTGGCGTAGTCGTAGTCCTCGTCGGTGCTCATACCGAGACCTCCTGCTCCACTGCGTTGGCGGTGCGTTCAGCTGGGGTCCACAGGACCAGCAGGTCGACGCCGATGCGTCCAGAGATGGCGGCGGCAACTTCGCCGGTCGCGGTCTTCTGGTGGCCCGTCAGGAGCTCACCGACGTGGCTGGCGTGGACGCCGGCGACCTTGGCGAGATCACGGACACTGGTGCGGGTTCCGTCCCCGGTGCGACGCATGAGGGTGCGCAGCAGGTCGGGGTCGTGGAGCTGAAATCGTGGGACTGTCACCAATCCTCCTGCGATGAATCATCCCGGTGTGGTGATGAACAGAGCATCGCATGGCGGGGACGGATTGTCTATCGCTCTGAGATGCTGCGTTCATCCCGCCAATGAAATGGCCGGGGCATGCCACTCATCTCCGCTGCGCCCTGTTGTGCGCCTCCCCCTGTGATGGACAATGCGTCCCCGTGGGGGAATATGGCCCTACCGCCCACCTGGGCAACCTTTTGGAGTTACTTAAGGGAACGGTAGACACGCAGGTGAACAGGAGTGCGGGATGATGCCCCTTATGGCTAAGGAGACGCGGGACGACCTGTCCCGACTGGTGAAGGCCCAGCGCGCTGAACTCGGCATGAGCCTGAGCCAGGTGGTCGAGGCTTCCGGAGACCCGGATCTGAATGGCTCCTGGATCAACCGCCTGGAACTCGGCCAGCTGAAGGAGGTGCCCAAGCGCCAACGCCTGGAGGCGCTGGCACGCGGCTTGCGCCTGCCCTTCCAACTGGTGGCTCGCGCGGCCGCAGCTCAGTTCATGGGTGTCGAGTCCGCTGAGCCTGAGTGGTCGTCAGACGGCTCTGTACAGATCGTCGTCGCCAGGATGAACGAGTTGGACGCTGAGGGCCGGCGCGAACTTGCCGAGGTCGCAGAGATCTTCGCGCGCAGGTTCGCCCGGGAGCTGGCGGACCCTCAGGAGTAGTGCGTTCCGGTACTACCATCTGTCCGTGGGACGCGGCATGATGTGTGCTCCACCTGGGGACACTGCGCTCACGGCGGTTTCTCGCGTGCCACCTCGCACAGCCTGTCGAGTCATGCCGCGCGTCACCCGCCCGAAGGGGACGGATTGACGATGCGAGCGATGGTCATCAGGGTGCCGAGCCTGCCGAACGGGCGCCGGGTGGCGAAGGTCGAAGGCCACGGGCTCATCGGCTGGGCGATCCTGGAGAAGGACATGAGCGCCGAGGCGGCCGCCGAGATGGAAGAGATGATCCAGCACACTCTCGACGCCGGCGGCTGGAGCCAAAACTGGGACTGGGCCATGGCCTTGATGATGACCACGGCCCAGCAGGTCAGCACCGCTTAGCCGAGGCGCTCCACGAGCCGCAGCCCAGGGCCGTCATCCGCCGCCATCGCGGCCTGGATGGCGGCCACGATTTCGCCGTCGAGCGCCCGAACCAGGTGGCCGTACCGGTCCACGGTTGTCGTGATCGACTCGTGGCCCAGCCTGGCTTGGATGGCAGGCAGCGGGATGTTCTTGGCGATCAGCCAGCTGACGTGCGTGTGCCGCAGGTCATGCAGGCGGGGGGCCTTCGGGAGCCCTTTGGTCTGCGCGGCCCTGACTGCTGGCAGCCAGCGGCGGTTGTAGTAGTTCGAGTGCCGCCACGGGTTGCCCCATGCGGTCGTGAAGACGAAGTCCTCGCCGCTCTTGGCTACGACGTTGCGCCGCAGGATCTCCACCGTGCCCGCCGAAAGGGCGAGGGTGCGGCGGCTCTTCTTCGTCTTCGGCGGCCCGAGCTTCAGCGAGTTGTCCCGCTGCCGCTTCCAGGCCCGGGCCACTCGCAAGGTGGGGTTAGATCCAGCCAAATTCAGATCGCGGACCTGAAGGGCCGCCAGTTCGCCCCAGCGGAGCCCCGTGGCAACGAGGACGTCGGCGATGTCGACGCCGTCGCCGCCGTTGATGCTTGCGATCTCCGCGCGCAGCCGCTGCCACTCGGTGTGCTCCAGGAACACCATCTCGTCCTCGGTCCCCGAATCGATCCGCGGCAGCTTCGTCTTGGCGCACGGGTTCGCGGAGCGCAGGGGAGGCTCGGCCTCGATGGCGGCCTGAAAGATGCCGTAGAGCAGCCCGTGGCGGTTGCTGATCGACTTGGGGGCCGCTGGCTGTCGTTCCCACTGCTCGGGGTCGCCATCGCGGACCTTCCCGTCCTCCTGGGCGCGCACCCAGTCGGTGACGTCCGCAGCAGTGACATTGGCTACCGTCGGCGCCACGATGCGGCCGGACGGCTCGGCGTGGACCAGGACGCCGGCGAAGTGGTTGTCGATGTCGCGGTGGTAGTCGCCGCGGGTGCGCTCTTCGATGCCGGTGAGCCGGTCAACGACTCGGTGCGCCCACTCGGCGAAGGGCTGGTCCTTGCCTCGGGCCGGCATCGCCTGGACGAAGCCCTGCCCGCGGACCCAGCCGGGCGGCCACTGCTGGGCGTGCATGTCGACGAGGCCCTTGAAGACTTCGGCTGCCCTCGGGTCGTCGGGAAAGTTCTCGGACTCCTGCTTGCCGTCGCGCGTGCCGCCGGCCCGCCACAGCACCGTGTAGGTGATGCCGCCGGTCTTGCGGGGGCGCTCTCTGATCGTCGCCAT